TAATTCCTCATGGGCGTGCAGCCCCTTATCACCAACATACTCTGGCCGAATTCGGATTACTGGACCATTGGCGCAACCTGCCGCGCCAACGGGTAAATTTGATGTGTAAATAGTGAACATCATAAGTTTCCTTCTGAAACCCAAGTGCCAGGAGCACCTGATACGGTACAGACCCACGATTTTGGCTGACCGACGGCGGGTACAATATTGAACACGCGCTGACCGATAAGCCAAGACCCCACAGCGGGGACTACGGTCGAGTAGAGCAACCCAGCCTTCCTTGTAAAAGCCGCACCATAAGTGATATTGTTGAATGTATCACAACCGACTGAGCCGCCACCAGAGTTGGTAATTGTCCGTGCACCTTTGCCGACGAGGTTTATTTTACTAAGCCCGGCGCGGGTAGTGACAACATTACGATCCTCGGTTATGTAAACATTTACAGGCGCAAGGGACATTGCGTTGATATAAAACAGGGCCAGTACCATATCGTCAGTGGCGGTTGCTGCGAGAGCCCCCGTGGGTAAATCAATACTGCCCCCAAAATCAACGGCATTTAGGGCAGTCCCGAGCAGATTCAAGAATGCTCGGCTTGAGATGCACCCGGTTTTAATGTCATTCCCATAAAACAGGACAGTTACAAGTCCACTTGTATACCCGACCACCTCCATGATGGAGCTCGGCGTACCTGATGATTTGAACGTATTACCTGTGATGGTAACACGAGTGTCAGTTCCCAAATAGATATGCGCGTTTGTTGCGGCAGATGCCGTTCTTCCGTTGTTGTAAAACTGATTTCCAGATACGACAGTTGTATCTGATCCCGAAAGGTTTAGCGCGTGTGCCCCGAACGAGTCAAAAATATTCCCTGTAATAGCGACGTCTCGGGCATTAGCAGACATGCGAATTGCATTAGCCTCGCCAAATTCAAAGCGATTCCCCACGATCTGCGTGTAACCGCCACCACTCGAAAAGGCTACACAGGCATCCAGTATAGAAATGAAGTCATTTCCTATGATAATTGAGTCAACAAATGAGCCGACAAAAACCTGATTCATCCCGATGAACGTACAGTTTGTGACCAGCATTGCGCCCCAGGCCGATACCGAGTTCGTACAAAAATTCTCAATATTTTGAAACGTACAGTTCTCAAAAATACAAAAATTTGCAGTGTAGAGGGAACTTACAAACACGTCGGCAGTTGTCCTAGCTTGCCCAACTCGAAATATAACCCCAGAAAATTTGCATCGACCAAATTGCTTGAGAGTGACTTTATCAATTGGCTCAAACAAGGGCCCGTGCAAGCCCTGACGATATTCAAGTGTTGAGCCCTGTGCCGCCCAGCTAGGCGGAGTGCCCTGCCAATCCGGTGCTACAAATCCTTGCGGTGAAACATAAAAACCTGCGCCAATAAACTCAACATAGGCAAATTTACTAAGTGCGATAGGCTTGTCGACGATGTATAGGCCAGGGGGAAGCAGTACGCGCCCGCCCGCAGATGCTGCTGTTTGAAGTGCCGCCCAGTCAATCTCCTGAGTCAGCGCTGTAGCGAGTGGGTAAACGGCTTGTGCAGCCGCGAGTGTAGCGAATCGCTCTGACAGCGGATGACTTGCCCCGTCCCCGATTGCGAGGTATGGCGCGTCTTTCACATTGCGCACCGCACCTTGGATGCGCGTAAGTTCTACAGCTACAGTGGTAGCCACAGACCCTGTACCAGATGGCATATGCCCAACTATTGACGAGCCGGACGAGGCCGCAAGATCAGCTCGAAGCTGAACATCGAGTGCCGTGGCAAACGCCGTAGCAAATGCTGAGGCAACCGCTGTTGAGTTGGTGATGTTATCTACTGTCCACTGCACTACTCCCAGCGCATTCTTCAGGACAAATTTATAGACTTTAGTAGAGTCAAGCCACAGTAAGCACTCGCCGCGAGAGTCAAGAGCAATTGGGTTCGTGTTGGCTATGCTAAGTGCCTGATCCTGATACGTAATGACTGGTGTAGTAGTGCCAGCTAGGTAACTGGTCAGCGTACCTCCAGACAGGGGCAGGCCTACCGCACTGCTAAACTGAAGCTTTGGAATGGTTGCGATTACGCCAGTCATAGGAACCTCTATTAAGAATAAGCTATAGTAAAGGCCGCGGAGGTTCCGCCTAGTACAATGTAGAGTCCATTGTTAAAGAAAACCCCTTCGGGGAAGTTTAGATAGTGCGTACCAGCGGAAACTGCGATTGTATCAGATATTTTCGGGCCATCAGTACTGGCCTGACTCGAGTCATACACCGTCAGCGTACCACTGGAACTTGCCGATACGAATATCCCATAAAGTTTTCCAGCACCTACCTTAACTTGTACAGTTGTGGCGGCTTGTGCATAGTTTGCCATGATTAGAGTCCTTGTGGGGGTTGTTGAAAGGTTTCTGGGGCTTGCCCGTGCTTCTCTGTCTGCTCAAAGGCGACTGGTTCTTCCTCTTCAAGTGAGGGATTGGCGAGAATTTCCTGAATGTACTGCTTAACGACCCGCTGAATGTCTTGGGACACGGGGGTGGCGGCGGCTGTGCCAGAAAGGGCAGTTAACCGCTTGGTTTCCGCGTCAAACGCCGCTATATCGGCCTTGAAGTGGTCATTTTGCAGTTGCTGTACTTCAACGGATTTAGAAACATTTTGCAGCATCTGGTGCATCTGAGCCATCTCTTTGCCCATTGCCTCCATTTGCTGTTGAGCAGCTTGCAGCTCTGGGGATTGGTCTTCCCCGGCAAGTAGTTTCGGGTCAATGGTTTTTGCGAAACGCTTAGCCATTTCCTGCGCACCCGGCCAATCCATATTCTTGACAAACAAGTCCCCGGCGACCTTCCACAGTTCCGGGTTGCCCTGCAGCAACAGGCCCATACCTTCGAGCGCTTCCTGCCGCTTGGTCATGTAGCCGGGGCCAGTGGTAACGCAGACATCGTACTTACCGACACCGAGGTTAAAGATTTTTGCAATGGTGATGCCATGTTCGTCTTCGATCTTACGAACTGCGTCAGGTTGCTGCGGGTTGATGCGTATTTGCGATGTCTCCCCATCTTCCCCGATGACCCGCGCGATCCGCTCAGTATCGTAGATTTTGGGAATGATGTCGATGAGCTGACGAGTTGCATAGCGAACTGCACGGGCTAAGTTATCCACGAAGTGGTAAGTGCCTGTGTCACTTTGCTTTTCCCGCGCCAAAATGGCCTTGCCAGAACGCTCATTCGAGGTAGCACCGAGGCTGGTATCGTACTGGCCGGTTGTGGACTTAATGTCATCGGCAGCACCGGCTTTCGCCTGCAGCAAGCCGGAAGAGGCCATTGGCGGCTGAGCACGCGCGGGAAGTGGGAGCACACCGCCAGCCCCATCGGTCACATCCGGGTTGACTTCCAGGTACGGCCAGTTCGTAGTGTTCGCAGTCTTCCACTGGTTCTCATAACCTTCAAACTGCCCGCCATAGCCGATGAATGGCGCTTTCGGGGCTAGGGCCAGCATTTCCGCCTCTTGACTGACCCAGTAGTTGTACATCCGCTGGGCGTCTTTGGCGTTGCGCACCAGGCCGGAAACATATACCTTGCCTTCGACCTCGAACTCGTTGCCAATGACACGGATGACTGGGATATACTTCCCGGCCCAGTCGTTTTCTTCGAGAATGTCATAGCCGTTCGTCTTGATGCGCTTGACTTGCTTGACATCAACAGAACGTGTACGGAGAGGCTCCTCATACACGGAACGAAGCTGCCTGTCTCGAGGCTCCCCGGCGAAGGCTGTAACATTGCCAGGGTAAAGATTGAGGGTTTTCGCTGTATGCTCGAAGTAGAAGTACTCAGCGATACGGATTGTATCCTCGGAAAGCCACTGAGAAAGGGACTGGTCGCCGACACCGAGTGATTGCAGTGCGGAGATTGGAGTAGCCTTGGGGTACTGCCGAGTGTACTCTGTCTTCAGCAAGTCCTCACTGATAATGCACCACTGGGCGTCGGAGCCGCAGGGGTCTTGTATGGTTGGGTCCATGTAGACTGAAAAGGAGTTCCGAATGCGCCCGATCTTGAGGTCCTGCTCGAAGGAACTGTCGTCGCAGTACTCGGTCAGGATGCGGAAATAGCCCTCGCCATATGCGACCTGATTCTCACAAGCGGTGTCATAAGCGACATCTGCATCGGAGATGTACTCGATATGCCGGACAAGGCCGTCGTAGATTTCCGCGATTTCGATATCAGCGTCGTCGTCGACTGGGATTACTTTACCTGAGGGGCGGTTCTGCCGCTGGTCGTTGGTGACTTGTCGGACATGCTGAGGAAGCTTGTTAATTGTCAGGCATGGCCGGGCGTTGATAGTTTGCCCCTGCACGGCACCGCGAGTTGCGAGAACGTCAGCCGGCCATTGCCAGTGGTTGTCGGGACTGCCCGCGAAGAAGCGTAGATCATCGAGTTCGTCCTCGCGTGATTCACTGTAAGCAGCCATAGCCATTGTTAGGCGACTGCGGGCTAATTCAAGAATTTCTTTTGTGCTCATTAACTTCCCATCCAGGATGATGCCATACCGCGGCCAGTGTACTCACGCGAGCGAAGGGGGATGACGTTGTCAGGTTTCTGTTTCCGGGGCTTGACTACACCGGGGAACAACTCAGTAATTGCCCAGACCAGCGCGTCGGCCCGATTCGGGGATAGCTCCCCCATGAAGCCACCAGTTGTGAAGGCCATCAGCTCATCCTCAAGGTCGCGGAGATAGCCGACGTGACGGACTTTACCTTGTTCATAGAGTGCGGAGACTGGCTCAGCCCGGACAACCTTGCCCCGAGTAGCCGTGACCTTACGGAAATTCGTACGGGGTCGGGCAGTCTGGATGACGTGCTGCACCATTGCCCCGCCGTAGTTGATCTCCCCGACGACTGCGTCAGCCTCGTGACGGTCATACGCGTCAGTGACAACCCGACCCCAAGTAGCTGGACCTGCCTTAACTGTCAAGTCCTCCATAACATAGCAGTTGCCATCAGTACCCAGCCCGACAACCATAATACCAATCGCATCATTGTCTGCATTGTCAATGTCCCCAGCCCCCGAGGGGTCAACAGCCACAACAATCCTAACCATATCAGGCAACTCAGTACCAACAACACGCCACTTGTCGATAAGTTCGTCAGAGAATAGAGCATTTGGGGTAGCCTCAGCGAATTCACCTCGCAAAAATCGCTTTTGCAGGCGGGTTGACAGCCCCTGGAGGGTTTCCAGGTAACCTTTTGAAATATTTTCCGAGTTATCTTGTGGATTTATCTGGAAATATGCGTAGTCGGTGGCGTTTGTAAGCTCCTTTTTCGTCTCTGGATCGCGCTTTTCAATAAATAGCCGATAAGTCCAGTGAGCTTTCGACGGCGGGTTGCAATCATACAACATCCGAGGCTTGAGCAGCACCGGGTCGAGGCCCTTGATGGACTGCATGACCTGCTGGGCGAGTCGGGTAACAGCCACATCGCGGGAAGCCTTGGGAATTTGGCTGGTTTCGTTCAGGTAGATCGTCGCGAACTCCATACCCAAGATCTTCTCTGCCCGTTCCTTATCATCGAGCCCCCCAAACCAGATTTGCGACTTGTTCTCGAACTCCACGTACCAGTCGGTCTTGGAAAGTGTGTAGTTGATACCTGGGAAGGCCAGCTTCATGACCTTCGGGAAGGTGTCCATCACAACGGAAGCCTTGACAGCATTGAAGCGAAACCGCAGAATGGCGTGGCGAGAGGCGGGGGCTTTGAGCGCCCTCATACAGACGTTGCGAGTTAGCAGGAAGGTTTTACCGCTGCGCGACCCCCCGAAGAGCATGCAGTGCGTAGCATCCCCCGCAAGGATTTCCTGGGCTTCGAGCTGCTTGTCTGTTAACTTCACAGCCGAGCATCCAGTGTGGTGGTCACTACGAAATTCTGCTGGACATTAAGATTCTGCTGCCGTGCTCCATAACCAAGGGCTTTCGTGCTAAGTTCGAGAGCCTTGATCGCGGTGTCAACGTTCTTTGTCAGATGCAACTTCTCTTGAATGACATCAAGGGACTGTGCAGCAAGGCTGCGAAACTTCTCATCAAGTGTCAGTGCAATAGCGGGGTCAACGAGATCACTCTTACGGTCGGCAAGCCTGGCAAGGAAAGCGTCGGAGTTGACTATTCGAGAGATCCAAGGAACTGAGTACCCGAACATTGCTGCGAGGGCATCTTGAGAAATCCCGGGGTTCTCAATCAAGTGATCGATCATCGCATCGTGCGAGTAGTGCACGCGGGCCAGCGCATTGGCAGCACTGGCAGTACCAACCAACGGCGCACTCTGCACTCGCTGGTAAGGGGCAATAGCTGTTTCGGTGGTCATGGTGAAGCTTTCGATGATTAATTGGGATAGTATACAGGAATCGAGGGTGTGTCAAGCCCGCGCGTGAGGGAAGTTGGGCAGGAACTCCGAGGGATTACTATTTCTTAACTCGTGGGAGATTGGTAATAAAAGTTTGGGGACTGTTAGAGGCTACCGAACCTGCTACCGAGTGCCGGGTTGAAGCCATGAAAAATGGGGAATTAGCTGCGAAGCAGGCAAACTGCAACGAAGTAGGCAACGAGGTTGTCAGGCGCGTTGATGAAAAGTTGGTTTTTGTAAATTTTTGACCGCCGCCACTCACCCACCAGCGACCCGTCGGCCCTCACCCCCCCCCACCGGCTGGCAACGAGTTATCCACAGGTTATGAATAGGCTGGGAGGTTATCCACAGCCGCACGGCTAAGTAGGGGAGTTGTCCACAGGTTGTTAGACAACGAGGTCGGTGTTGCGTGCACGCCACTGTTTGTAAAGATATGTAAAGCAGGCTGATTAGGGTCAAATAGGGGTTGACAACACACTAGCAGGTGCTAGAATTTAGCCATGCACCGGGGAATGGCCCTGAGGCATATAGGCACAATCGCCTAGGTTAGCTAAACACATTGAGGTTTATCATGACAAACGAAACGAAACGCACGCCAGCTATCACGGTTACGCAAACGGGTAATGCACTGACCATAGCGTTTTCTAACGGCGCGGTGATTCAGTTGGAGGCCACGGCCCTGGAAATATCTATCCGCGAACAGGCCATGATGCATGGGTTTAAACAAAAGCTGGTTGATGCCGCGGCCATTAGCCGCAACCCCGACACGGGACGTTCGGCAACGATCGATGACAAATATGCCGCCGTGCGCGAGGTTTACGACAGGCTACTCGCGGGGAGCTGGAATAAAGGCCGGGCGGATGGGCAGGGAACTGGGACGGGCGGGTTACTGTTCCGGGCATTGTGCATTCACTATCCGGCGAAAACACCCGAGGCTATTCGTGCATTCTTGGGAAAGAAAACGCCAAAGGAAAAAGCTGCGCTGCGGGGCGTGGCGGCCATTGCCAGCATCATTGAGACGCTGAAAGCGGAGTCGGTGCAGGCTGGGGACGTTGACGAGGTAGAATTGTTCGCCGGGCTGGAGGATTGATGTCATGGTCATTGCTATAATCATCATCCTGCTAACCATTCTGATTAACCTCTAGCAGGTTCCCAAACGGACTAGCCCGCCATTGCACGGGCTTTTTTGCATCCGCAATTGCCGAGGGGTTATGAAATGGTAACACGCGGGGGAAACGGTAGCCCGTGGGCGCATGGCGAATTTGTGCATGGGGGATGGTGTGCGAATCGTCATGGACGTACCAAATCGGGCCGTGGCGCGTCGCAAATTGGTTTTGGCTATGTTAGTGCCAGCTCGGTGTTGTCGTTGATTGTAGGCCGATTACACCCCCCAACACCCCTACACAATTTCAACAAATCTAACCGTTTGAACGGATTGAACAATTACACACGGCCAACTTTTCTAACTACTCCCAACTTGACAGCAAAAACCCCCTCCAGTTCGATTTGTTGCATGGCTAGTTCGATTTGTTTAGCGGCCAGTTCGATGGGGGCAACATGGGTAATATACGGTAAATGATGTGTAAACGCACCCACCCCATGTACCTTTTGACCCCCTCCTCCCCCTCCAAATATTTTTTTTACTGTATGGATGTACAGGTAGGGGGGACTATCCCGAGAAGGGTACATGGGGTGGGTCTATTTACACACTATTTGCTATGCATTTACCATGTTGCCCCCATGCAACTAGCCACCCAACTATCCTAACTAGCCAGCGAACAATCAACACCACCAACTAACACCGAATAACTCCCGACAAACAGCTTGCTTACTGGGAAAACCTAGTCTATTGTCGGTGTTGTTCGGGTTGTTCATTGTGGGTAACCCGGCAATCAACCCAAGTAAGGAACCACACTATGACCACACGCAACTTGACCGACGAGAAATCCGTTATGCAAGCCCTCTGGCGAAAAGCCCTGACCATCCCCAAGGGGCTGGCTATCCCATGCAAATCCCCGCAAGAAGCCGCGCGGCTACGCTTTGCCCTTTACAATGGCGTGCGGGTGTTCCGCAAGGGGCTTGCCACTCCCGACCCCGAGCTTGCTCGCGCACTTGCCGAGTTGACAATCAGCTTCACCCCGGACAAAACCGGACTGATTATCGGGCAGAAGGCGGCGACGGGGATGATGCCGCAGTTGCTCGGCTTGCTCGGGGAGGTTCCAGCGACGGTTGAGGAACTGCAAGAGGAAAAGGAACTGGCGGAAGCCGCTGAACGCATGGCAAGGATGATGATAACTGCACCTCCCCCTCCGACTGCCTCAGACACCAGCCCCTTCCTCAATGCCTATGGTGCCAGGAGATAATCATGCCGACTAAACGACCATACCCGCCTGAGCACTATCCAAGCAGCTACCTCATCGCCGTCAAGAATGCTGTGGCTACCCACGACACCTGGTTTACAGCGGCTGTTGCAACCTCGTCGAATGAAGGAACTCGGGTGCATACGAAGCTGAAAGCAATGCTGAAGCACGTTGAGACCTTCGCCGGACAAGACCCGAAGATCGTGGAGGCGGTTCGTAATAAACGACTGCACATTCGAAAGGTCTGGGACGGGAAGGCTAAGACAATTAGCATCAACATCTGCTTATACGCACGCCCTAGCGAGGAATTCGCAGCTAACATGGAAGAGTGGAAAAAAGGATTGCGAAGTACTCCATTTTAACTATTGACAGCTTCCCAGCAATCACCGATTATTCATCACCGCGACGCACCGAGGCATACCAGCAAGCACCTCAGCATCAACAAGCGGCCCCTGTTAAATGCCTGCTAACTTAAAGGAAATTGAAAATGGCTACTAAGCAAGAAACCACCATCGAAAAAGTTACGATGGAGGACGGACGTGTTGTGGAGTTTGCTGGCAAGCGCAAGCTGCTGAAAGAATCCATCATGACTGGTGAAGACGTGGCGATTCGCCTGGACTTCCGCAACGGTCAAACCCGGCTGTTCACCATCCCTGGCCTGCTGCTGGACAAGTTCGCAGCCCACGGTGCGGAACAAAAGCTCGGTGATGAGATCGCAGGTTTGGACGACATCGACGACTGCGTCCTCGCAACGGACGAACTCATTGATCGCCTGTACGCTGGCGAATGGGGCCAGAAACGCGAAGCGAACGGCATGGCCGGCACTTCCATCCTGGCCCGTGCACTGTGCGAACTTACTGGCAAGACCCGCGAACAGATCAAGGAATTCCTGGGCAAGAAATCGCAAGCGGAAAAGGTGGCGTTGCGCAATTCCGCGAAGGTCAAACCGATTGTTGAGCGCCTCGAAAGCGAAAAGGTCAGCAAGGCGAACAAGGTCGATACGGATGCGTTGCTGGGTGAGTTGGGTTAATCGGGTTAGTTAGTTGGTGAGCTTCCCCAGGTAGCTACGACAACTTGGGTTTAACGGCCATGCAGGGGATTAGTCTCCGATCTGCACGGCCGTTAGTACTTGCCGGTAGCAGGTTTCGGTAGGTGGCAAGTAATAGGAAATAGTTAGTAGATCTTCGTTGACACCGGGGGATTACCACGGCATAATATACGGTATGAAACGCAATTACGCGGGGCATAACCTGGAGACTACACCATGATCTACTCACTTCCCGATTTGGCTGACTTCTGGCATGTGACAGGGGCCGAGCGCCCTAATGAACTCAGGGTAGGCTTTGAGGTAACGCAAGGGTATCTTGACGCCCCCGCCTTCCTGCCAAAGGGTTCCACAGCTGACCCATTTGCGGGGGAAATGCTTCCGAGAGAGTCTTGGGAAGCTATAGAGGATTATGAGGGCAGGCGGTTATCCCACAAAGGCTGGTAGAGCCCACTAAGTTCCCGCTTCCCTCAGGCGGGAACTTAGCGAACTTTCCCGCTTCCACATCTGGAGACTACTATGCACTCATCCCCACTTCTCGAGACTTCCCTCGAAACCGACTTCGACGAACTCGAATCCATCATCAACCCCAAGCCAACTCGCGACAGCGACAGCGGTGACTTCGACGACCTTGAAGCCCTGCTCGGAGAAGCCTTAGCTGACAAAAAGCAAATCGAGCAAGTCAAAGCAGCTCGAGCCAAGGCCAAAGGCGGCTTCGGACTGTCGGCGGCCGACCTCGAACGCATCAAGAGTTGGGAGCTTGTCAAGGAATGGCTGCCCGTCGCTAACGTCGCACTGTTCCACCGCTATACTTGCAACTGCGGCTTCCACGTCACACTCTTCGAGGGCTTGATGCTGGAGCAGCGCCACCGTTCGGACAGCCGCGCGAATCGCTGGACAAGCCAGGATGAAGAGCAAAGCGGCTTGCCGATGAAGACTGCGATTCGCAAGTCGGACGTGCTGATGTGCCAGCGGTGTGCAGCAGGGAATGGGTATCCGCTGGCGACTGACCTTGAATGGAGTATTTGATATGACCCCCAACAAAATCCCCAACTGGGGAATCATCCTCGGAATTCTCTTCGTTATCCTCGGCAGCGGCTGGCTTGAAGAGCTTGACTACCGGGATGCAAGAAGTGAAGAATGTGCTCAGCAAGGTAAGGACTACAATGCTGATGCTGATTTGTGTGTTAAGTTAACCAAAGGAGAAAAGTGATGTTGAACATTAATGAAGAAGACCTGAAAGCCGCTATTGTCGAGCGGGCAGCCGACGAAATTCTCAAGCAAGACGACGACCTAACGGCCATGATTTCCAAGGAAGTCAAGGCGAGACTTGACAAGATATTCATCGACCGTGCCGAGGCCCAGATCGAGGCTGCAATCGACAACGCCGTACAGACCTCATTCGACCGCGAATACCAGCGCGTCACCTCTTGGGGGGAGGCGAGCGGACCTAAGACAAGCATACGCGCCCAGATAGGCAAAATAATCACTGGATATTGGAGTGAGCAGGTCCACCCCAGAACAGGAAAGCCTGATTCTGGCTACGGCGACAAGGTAACCCGCGCAGAGTTCTTGGTGACGCAGCTGTGCGCGAAGGATTTCAGCGAGCAGATGCGCCAGGACGCCATACAAATCACTGGAGCACTCAAGGATGGGCTTCGGAATCAAATGGCAAAAGTGATGGACGATATGCTGTCCACACTGTTTCATGTCAGAAGTCTGCAAGACCAAGGCAAAGTCGAAAAGCCTTATTAAATTAACAAGTAAGAAGAAACATAATGAAGACTACTTTAAATAAAATCCGCGCACACTACCCCTGCCGCAGGGGCTGGGAAATCTTGTTAACCTATCTCGGCAAGACCAGAGCAGATGACGAGGACTTACCCATTGCCACAATCTTAGAGTCAAATGGGTTAGATGACGCACTCTGGTGCTTGAGAGCGGTTGAGGGGAGGGCTGAGGAAATCCGACTGTATGCAGTTTGGTGCGCCAGGCAGGTACAGCACTTGATGAAGGATAAACGTTCCTTAGAAGCGTTAGAGGTAGCAGAGGCTTTTGGGCAGGGTAAAGCTACAGTAGAAGAATTGAGGGCTGCTGCTGCTGCTGCTGCTGCTGCTTATGCTGCTGCTGCTATTGACGAGGCTGCTGCTGCTGAGGATGTTGCTTATGCGGCTGCTTATGCTGCTGCTATTGATGAGGCTGCTGGGAGGGACCGGTCCACCATGAGGCAGCGTCAGACTGCTAAGCTACTTGAAATCTGTAACCAAGGAGAGCCTCATGGCAAGACCTCGAAAAACTGACCGTCCGGTCGAAAAGAACATATCTCTGCCTCAGTCCCTCGTTGCTCGCGTCGATCTGGAATTGTTCAGCGAGCTGGAGGGGAAGGTGCCCTTCGGGGCTTGGCAGCGGTATATCGTGCGGCTGATTGAGTCAGATATGGCAACTGCTGAGCAGCATCGAATCTCAGCGCAGGGGTAAGTCATGACAGATGCACGCAGACTTGCCTTCGAGGCATGGTGTAGACTGTCCGGCAGGTTTACAGACTGGTCAAAAACTGGTGGGCAGTCTACTGGAGTTGAATACCAAGTACCCCGCGTTCAAGTCGCCTGGGAAGCGTGGCAGGCCGCTAGCGGAACTCCAAATCCAATCCCCTACGGCTGGACTCACTCCAGGACTTACTGGGTGGAGGTTGGGCCGCATGCGCAGGAGATTGTGGAGGGCAGTGCTAAGGAGTTGGGAGAAGGGTGTGAGGCTTTTCCCCTGTATGCCATGCCAGTAAATAGCGAGGGAGCTTAGCATGAATGGCCTCGACACACTTCTCAGCTTAATCGGCTTGGCTTTCGCTGGGGTTATTTTAATTGTTGGCTGGTGTTTGAATAGGAGTGAAAAATGAAAAAACTTTTACAGCAGGCGCTTGATGCACTGCAATCCGTGTCTGAGTACATTAATAGGTACTCAATACCAGCCCACCAACTCGATCTTGAGGAGATTGATGGGGCTGCAGAAGCTCTCTGCGCTGCCATTGTGCAGCCTGAGGGTAAACCAGTTGGCGAAGTGCTCCCAAAGTGGGAAGGCGGGTATCAAGTCCGGCTGCTTGGGCCCGTGCGGGTTGGTGACAAGCTCTACAAGGAAAGCAACCGGGAGGCCGAGTTGGCTGCGCGAGTTGTGAGGCTTGAGGCTGAACTCGCTGTGCTCAATCAGCAGGAGCCTGTGGCCGCAGTATATACGCAGTTTCGCGATATAACTGACGATCAACTTAACAGGCTTGCCGATATGAGCACGCCGAACACAGAAACGGGTGCGTTGAACTATAGGATGTTTGCCAGGGCCCTCGAGAGAGAAATCCGAGGTGGGAAATGACCTTCCAATTCCCCTTCACAATCTCCGACGCCCCTTGCCAGATCCTCGTGACAAAAGTCACCGTCCAGCCACCACTCGGCCCGAACTGCGATAGCGACTGGGACTGCTTCGGCTGGTATGAAGTGGAGTTCGAGGTACTTGACCGGAAAGGTTACGTGGCAGGGTGGCTGGCAGCGAAGTTGACCGACCAAGAGCGGGAGACTATTGAACTGGGAGCGGTTAAGATAGCTGCGGAAGCTCGTCGGAATGACTATTAACGTGAAGGAATTTCCATGACAACAGTAATGCATGACAAATTAAAAAAAGCTGGCGTGAGTATCCCTCCGCTTATCCAACGTGTGTGGCAGTGGGTTCACGACAACGGCCCCCATGGTAGTAAAGCCATTGCATCTGCGCTGTCCAACACCATCAGCAATGTGTCCGGGGCACTTACCTTGCTGCTAGACAGGGGAATGGTGACTAGAAGAGAGGAGTACGACAGGTCACGGGGGAGGCGCTGTTATGTATATGAGGCAAGTCATAAATTGAAAATATATGAGCTTTTGCCCTTTACTGCAGAGTCTAAACTGCGGAATAAGCGTGGGGTATCTATACTTACATATACAGAGTGCGCTAAGCCAGAAGTTGCCGCGGCAGCTCTGGCGGAAGAAACCTCGGAGACGCGGATTGAGGCCTGTGGCCCCGCACTAAACATACTCAACACAGTGAATGTGCGTGAGGCCTACCAACTTTACCTAGAGTTAAAAACAATGTTTCAGCAGGACTACCCAAAATGACCAGCCAACTAAACACCGAGCAGGAATCCGCCCTCGCCTCCATCAACACCTGGCTAGACACCAGCTTCGACCCCTTCTTCGTCCTATCTGGCTCGGCAGGGACTGGGAAAACCTTCTGCATTCGCAAGCTCACGGAGGGTACCAAGGGCCGGTTCATCTTCACTGCACCAACTAACAAAGCGACGAAGGTGCTTCGGGAAAGCGTGACGCAGGATGACTACAAGCCGGAATGTCGGACAATCTACTCGCTGCTCGGCCTGCGCCTGGAAGCCAACGGGGAAGTCAAGGAGTTAAAAGCTCCAGAAGACCCGATAGACTTGTCCCAGTACAAGGCCATCATCGTGGATGAAGGGAGTATGGTTAGCGAGGTGCTATTCTCTCACATCAAGCAAACGGCTGAGCAGTTTCGCGTCAAGTTCCTATTCCTCGGGGACCCCGCACAGTCACCCCCTGTTGGGGAACTCCACTCTCCAATCTGGGAACTCAAACTCGACAGCAAGCTGTTAACGGTCATGCGTCACGACAACCAGATTCTCGAACTGGCAACCCGGCTGCGTGAGCAAGTTGACCGCTTTGCGCCGACGATCAAGCTCACAGCAGCCAATGCAAATGGTGAAGGAATCTGGAAGCTACGACTTCCTGAGTTCAATGCCAGAATCCAGGAAGCTGCAAAAAATGGTAATTTCTCAAAACCAGCGTGCGCGAAAGTCATTGCCTGGAGGAATATTGAAGTTGACCGCTTTAACAAGCTAGTTCGAGGTGTGATCTTCGACAATCCTGAGCAGCCTTGGCTCGTCGGTGACCGAGTGCTATTCACTTCCCCAGCTCGCGACCTCGACGACGAGCCTGTCGCCAGCACCGATGACGAAGGCGAAGTCACCCGAGTCGATGAGGAGTTCCACGGCGTGCATGGGGAGTTCAAGATCTTCCGCATCGCGATAACTCTCGACGATAACAAGTCGGTCATCGCTCGCGTACTGCACCCCGACTCCCTCCGGGACTACTCCCTCCGAGTCGAGCAGCTATACGAGGCCGCCCGAGCCAACTCCCGCAAGTGGAAAGACTTCTGGGCATTCAAGGAATCCTTTCACCAGCTCCGGCACGCATACGCGATCACAGCCCACCGCGCGCAGGGGTCGACTTACCAGACAGCCTTCGTGTACTGGCAGGACATTCTACTAAACAGGAATCGGCAAGAGGCATACCGTTGCCTGTATGTCGCTTGTACCAGGCCCGCTAAACAACTAATCCTATCATGACACAATCCCGACTCAGCTCCTTCATCGAAGCATGGTTTAATGTAGCTATCGGCTTCGCTATCAACTTTATCGCCAACCTGACGATATTGCCGCTAATAGGCTTTCACATCAGCGTCAGTCAAAATCTGTTTATCGGAGTACTTTACACCTTAATCAGCGTCGTTCGCTCCTATACGATTCGCCGCTGGTTCAATGCTCGGCTACACAATGCCGCAGAACTGTTAGCAAAGCGTGCATAACTGTATTGACGCCCACGGATTATCATTTTATAATCCCCACATGAAACACCAATTCACCGCCGAAAGGAACTAAGTTATGTCAGACTCTCTTGATCTCCAGTTAAAAGTAGCCGAATGGCGGGCCAAGGCCCGTGCAGGCACGTTGACCCTTGATGAAACCCGCGAGGCGATTAAGGTACTCCGCGCTGGGCGCAGCCTCGTGGCCCCCGCAACTGGTGGCAGCAAGACGAACAAGGCGGCGAAAGCGGCAAAACCATCTGGCGACGATCTCTTGTCTGAACTCGAAGGACTCTAACAATTTCCATCAACCCTCCTAACTAAGGAACTTTCATGAAACAACCTAGCTACACCAAAAAAGGCCCAGGCCGTACCCACGCTCAAGGTAACTCTCGGGCATGTACAGCACTCAAGTATCCGGGCACACACCGCCCAACTCGTCACAACTAAGTAGGGCCGAGCCTACTGCACATTCCCTTTCGAGCCGAGTGTGCAGGTGGCTACGCTTCCTGTAGCAGTTTAATTAACAGGAGAATTTTATGAAGTACATTGTTTTGCTTGAGGTTGAGGGTATGGAGCAGCTTGCTAAGGGGGGTACCCCGCATAACTGGCAGTTACAAGTCCGAACGGAGAGTGAGTACACTGCCTGCCCGGAGGTGTATGCTGACCGCAAGCTCATCGGCTCATTTACCGCACAATTCCCCAGTGCCGTAGAGTGCATAGCCCCCGTACTGGAAAAGTTAAAAGCACGTGAACAGGAAATCCAAGCCGAGGCATATGAGGAAATGATGAAGGTGAAGGAACGGAGGGAGCAGTTGCTGGCATTGACAATGAATGCCCCGACACCCATTCCAGTTGCAGGTAGCCCCTTCGACGAGGCATATCTTGACCCCTCTTGGAGGGAGCTGGCTACCTGCATCTGCACAGGTTGTGCTTTCCAATTTGAGGGTCGCTACTGGTGGGGTGATCTTTGGGAGTGGGCAGAGAACGACCTGTACCTCTTCAATGCTACCTCACTGGAAGGGGCCGTTCAGCCGAACCCAACCGACAAGGTTATCTGCACAGGTGAAGCCCCTACCCGCAAGGATCATGTTCTGCTTATCCCACGCGGCAGTGCAGGCCTTTCTTCAGAACTGGGGGAGTACATCAATGGTTAAGCCTATGTTCCCCCACACTTGGGATAGCACCATGCTCGGAGCCTTCCGCTCCTGCCCTCAAAAGATGTTCCGCACATACGTTCAGCACTGGAAACCGAAATCCGAGTCCGTCCACCTGATCGCTGGTGGGGCATTCGCCAAGGGGATTGAAGTTGCAAGAAAGGCATACTATGAAGACGGACTTGATCAGGACTCTGCAATTGCGTCAGGCCTCCACGCGTTACTGGTTGCTTACGGCGATTTCGAGACACCTGCAGATTCTGCAAAATCAGCCTCTCGCATGGCCGGAGCTTTGGAGTTTTACTTCTCCAACTACCCACTTGATGGCGCCTCCGCCGTTCCGGTCAAGTTTGCTAATGGAAAGCTTGCGATTGAGTTTTCCTTCGCGGAGCCACTGGACATCACTCACCCCGTTACCGGCGACCCCATTCTATATACTGGACGAGCTGACATGATCGCGGAGTTCTGCGGCGGCTGCTACGCGGTTGATGAAAAAACCACATCCAGCCTCGGAGCCAGCTGGGGCAAGCAGTGGGAGATGCGCAGCCAGTTCACCGGATATCAATGGGCGGCTAACCGGGCAGGGCTCAACGTGCAGGGAACTCTTGTCCGTGGTGTGTCGATCCTCAAGACCAAGTACGACCACCTCCAGCACGTCACCTACCGCAGTCCTTACGAGGTTGACCGCTGGTATAACCAGACTCACCGGGACATTGCCAGGGCTATTGCTATGTGGAAGGATGGACACTGGGACTTCTCGCTGGACCACGCCTGCGCGGAGTACGGTGGCTGCTCGATGGTCAACGTGTGCAAGTCACCTGACCCTGAATCGTGGCTGCCAGTCTACTATGAACAGAGAGTATGGGATCCTTTAGCCCGTAGGGAACTGTCTGTGGCAGAGTGGGAAAAGAGTTGGGGGCACGAGCCCTTGGGGGCTACCGCTTGACATTTGCCCAGAGTGTTGCTATGCTAATCTTTTCGGAGGTTGTATGGCAACACTTGGGCAAAGAGCTAATGAGATTCTAGGTAAGATTATTAAGAAGGGCGACTGCTGGATATACCCAACACAGCGGCGAGCCTACCTTACAGTCAGTGGTACTCAAACACTTGTTTACAGGATTCTGTATGAGCATACAAAAGGGACTATACCGGAAGGTAAGTACCTGTTGCACAGCTGTGATAATAAACACTGTGTTAATCCAGATCACTTGGAGCCAGGCACGCAACGAAACAATATCCTGCAAGCTGTTGAGCGGGGGCAAGTTAACAGTCTGGGGCCTATTCCAGGTGTTTCTTGGCAACCTTCCAGAGGGCGCTGGATTGTTCAGCCGAGGGTTAAGGGGCAGACAGTTTGCCTCTACGCAGGTAAGGATATGTTCGAGGCTATTTGCGTACGAAAGGCCTTTGACTTAACATGCCAGCCCACTACTTCCTAGGCAACGCCCTCCTCGCCAGCAGCCCGGCCATCCCTCGTTGGGAAGATCAGCGCGTCCACCATACCAACGTCGCCCACTTCTGCCCGGATTGCGGCGAGATTTGGGGGAGGATCATTGATGACCGAGTTGCTGGCTGGTTCGCCCAGACCACATTATGTGCCAAGCATGGAGGAGGTTCCTTCATCTCCCCTTGGCGCAATACATTCGACGAACTCCCACCGGAAGTATTAACCAGAGAATTGCAATTATTGCTATCAACTTATGAAACAACCAACACTCCTCCAACAAAAGCAACGTGAGCTGTCCTGGCTGATCTACACTGCATGCGGGGCGATTCGCAGTATGACGACTGCCCGAGCTAACTCTAACATGCTCTCTCTAGAGACTCACCAAGAACTGGGCGTCACTATTGCTTCCCTCGAACGACTGGAAGGTCAACTACGCTCCGCCCTCAACAATCTTAAGGAACCGCTATGACAGCACTCCTTCTCTTACTCGCCTTTGAAATCATTTGTATCATTTTAACCTGGGACTAATCTCATGACAACTACACCGACAGCCGCACCCGCCGTGGCTACTAAATCCTCCCTTCCTGGATTTAACGTGATGCTAATGGGGCCTGCTGGCTCTGGCAAAACCCACAGCATCGGCACCCTCGTCGATGCAGGTATCGAGGTATTCTACCTCGCCCTCGAGCCCGGCCTCGAATCCGTTCTCGGCTACTGGACTGACCGAGGTTTACCGATTCCAGCCAACCTGCACTGGCACACTGTCAAAGCTCCAGATACCAGTTTCCTGGACATGCTCGACACTGCTACGAAAATCAACACCTTCTCCCTGGAAATGCTGGCGAAGATGGTTGATCCACACAAGTCCCGTTATAACCAATACATGGAAGTTTTCAAGGTACTCAATGACTTCGAAGATCAAAGAACCGGTGCTAAATTCGGCGCAGTCAACACTTGGACAACCGAACGAGCTCTTATCATCGACTCTCTTACTGGCCTCAACACAGCGGCGCTCAACTTGGTCATCGGCGGCAAGCCGGTACGCAGCCAGTCCGATTGGGGCATTGCGCAGCAGCAACTCGAAGGCCTGCTGCGCAAGCTTTGCGACGGATGCAACTGCCACTTTGTTCTCCTGTCCCACGTTGAGCGGGAAAGCGACATGGTGCTCGGGGGAGTCAAGCTCATGGCCAGCACACTCGGTAAGGCGCTCGCTCCGAAGATTCCAGCGATGTTTTCAGATGTTATCCTCACCGTCCGGCAAGGCGACAAGTGGACGTGGGACACCGCGAACGTGATGGCTGATTTGAAGACACGGAACCTTCCGATCAAGTCTGACAACCCGCCGTCGTTCGCACCAATTGTCAAGAAATGGCAAGCCCGCGCAGCGAATGCTTAAAAGGGGCTATCTATGAAAATCAAACCTTTTATACACCCACATGAGCAGTTATGTTCCCTAGGCAGGCATTCGTGGAGTGTTGCCAGACTGTTTGAGCTCTCTCGCAGCTTGCCTATAATGGAAATCCCCCTCGACCACCTGAATATGTATGTAATATATGAAAAGTTAACTCTCCGGGAATTAGTTATGCACATGGCTACTGCAAATGCTGCAGATCTGTCACTCCCAATCATCCTTGATGAAGACGGCGAGTTACTGGATGGGCGGCATCGCCTCATGAAGGCCTTATTGGAGGGGCAGCCAACAATCAAAGCCGTTCGTTTTGAGGAAAATCCGCCACCTTGTCGGGTAAAAGATTAAACAATAATTGATGCGTAACGAAGTTTCCCCCTCCCGCAGTTTATCTGCATTTTAACTGAAAGTAACTATGAACAATATCAAGTCATCCCGTACTGACGATGCTGGCATCGAGCAGGAAATCGTAGCGAAGGGCTTGACTGCGCCTCGCGTGACACCCGCCGACATCGAGGCGAACATCAAAAGCGAACACTACTGCACCGCAACAGAAGCATTTTTTGGAAATACTCGCGGGCCAGAATGGCAGGCGTCATCCGCTTCTCTTGACCTGTTGACCTTCTGCGTCCTGGTACTACAAAACGGCTTCACCGTCACCGGGGAGTCAGCCTGTGCCAGCCCCGAGAACTTCGATGCTGAGATTGGCCGCAAGATCGCCCGCGAAAATGCCAAGCAGAAACTCTGGCCGCTCATGGGTTACGCCTTGAAGCAGCAACTTTTCGAGGCAACACTTAACAAATAGTAATTGACAGCTTGCCCGGAACAGCTAATCATTAATTCCCGGCGCATATAACGAGTGACCACTGCTTGTAAATGTGTCTAACTTCAGTGGCAAAAACCTTAACCTTTCTTTTAACTTTTCTTTTTCTCTTTTGGAGCCTATCATGAGTATGTTTTCCCCCGAACAATTCCTGGACATGCAAATCAACGAGTCCAACGACACGAAGATCATCCCAGTCCCCGTTGGTGAATACTTCGCAGTCGTCAAGGATGTCAAAGCCCGTCCGTGGCAATCGAAGTCCGACCCGAGCAAGGCCGGTATCGCCCTGGACATTCAATGGTCACTTGATGACGCTGGAGTTCGCAGCTTGCTGGGCCGCGACGAGGTCACAGTCAAGCAAGGCGTGATGCTGGATATGTCCGAATCTGGTGGGCTAGATATGGGCAAGGGCAAGAACATCGGTCTAGGCCGTCTGCGCGAAGCCACTGGCTTGAACACCCCCGGCCAGCCTTTCTCCTTCACCATGCTGGTCGGCCGTTCCGCCAAGGTCAAAGTTGAGCACCGCACTGATGGTGATAACATCTATTCCGAAGTCAAGCAAGTCGCGAAGATGTAACTAGCTACCTTGTGTAGCTGCTAAAATCAAGGGTGTTATGAGCACCCTTCTTTTTAGTGCCCCCAGGTAATCGACAGTTGCCACCTGACTTTCCTCCCTGTGTCAGGAATTCGCCTGGGGGTCTTTTTATACGCTGAGGCATGATTAGCACGGCAAGCCAGTAGCCACCGACAGCGAAGACCCCGGTCATGTCTCAGCACCCTTTTTAATCCTTGCCCGAGGTATTTACCCGTGCTTTTCCCAGTTAAGTTGGTAACTCCCACGAATTATTCTAGCCCACGGGGGCTATTTTTTGGCCGTGGGCATACTACCACACCAACCCCCAATTTAAACGCAATGGCACCCCCGCCACGTCCCGGCGTTCATCATTGTCGCGTCCATTTTCCAACCACCAACCAGCGAGTAAACTCCCATGCGTTTCATACCCATAACTTCTGTCCTAATCAAACCTGACCGCCAGCGCCAGGAGTTCGTCCCAGAAGCCCTGCAGGAACTTGTCACCAGCATCGAGGAGCGTGGCCTGCTGCACCCGCCTGTCCTGCGCATGGAAGCCGGTGGCTGGACACTCGTCGCAGGTGAGCGTCGAATGAAGGCTATTTCCCAAATCTGGGAACTCGGCGGAACATTCAACTGTGACAACGAGGTCGTGCCGGAAGGTCACATGCCATTCACCAATCTCGGAGACCTCACCGACCTGGAAGCAGAAGAGGCCGAGCTGGATGAGAACTTGAAGCGGAAGGACTTGACGTGGCAGGAACACGCAGCGGCGGTTGCGAAGTTGCACAGGCTGCGGCAAATGCAGAAGACCGAAGCCTCTGACAAGGAGAGGATTACGCTAGCAAAAGGTGGGACAGTAGCCGTAGCTACTCCAGTAGTACAGACGTATGCAGACACTGCACAAGAAATCCTTGGCAAGTCCGAAGGTGCCTATCAGGATGCAGTCCGCAAGGAAATCCTCGTCAGCAAACACCTCTCCAACCCGGTTATCGCCAAAGCCAAGTCCGCTGACGAAGCCTTCAAGATTCTCAAAAAGCAAGAGGAATCCGCGAAGAACGTCGAGCTGGCGCGTGTCGTTGGTGCTACCTTCAATGCCGACTTGCACATGCTGCTCAACCGCGATTGCCTAGACTACATGCGAGAGCAGGTTGAGATTATTACCCACCATCCCGAAGAAGCCTTCGATGTGATACTCACAGACCCGCCTTACGGTATGGGTGCCCAGGACTTCGGCGATGCAGGGGGGAAGCTTACTGGCATTGAACACCGCTACGATGACAGCTACGAGTCCTGGGTAAAGTTAATGGCTGCATGGACGCAGTTGTCTTTCCAAGTAACCAAGCCGAAGGCCCATGCCTATGTTTTCTGTGATCTCGACAACTTCCACGAACTAAAGCGGATGATGGAAGCCGCTGGCTGGTACGTTTTCCGCACCCCCTTAATCAACCACAAAATGAACTCCGGCCGCGTACCCTTACCCGACCAAGGTCCCCGTCGTCAATATGAAATCATCCTCTATGCAATCAAAGGTAAAAAACAAACCACACACATCTATCCTGATGTTATCTCCACATCAGCAGACGAAAACTTCTCCCATGGCGCGCAGAAACCCGTTGCACTCTACCAAAACCTCCTGCAGCGAAGCGTCCATGCCGGAGACCGAGTTCTTGACACGTTCGCTGGATCTGGTACGATCTTCGAGGCTGCGAATGGGTTTAAGTGTGCGGCAGTTGGAACGGAGCTGAGCCCGGAGTACTATGGGATGTGTCTGGCACGGATAGCGCGGTGCAAGGCACTGGAAACACCTTCACTATTCTAGGAGACTGCTGTGATACGACCAACAGGCCCAGTTCCCGCCAGAGTGATGATTGTCGGCGAAGCCCCTGGTGACCAAGAAATCCAGCAATCGGCCCCGTTCGTCGGAGCCTCCGGTCAGGAACTCTCTCGGATGTTGCAGGAAGCCGGGATCATGCGCAGTGCTTGCTTCGTGACGAACGTCATCCGCATCAAGCCACCGGGCAATGACATTGGAGCGTTCATTGCTGAGAAGAAAATGCACATCACGCCCCAGCACGCCCTCATTCGGGATAAGTATTGCCTGCCACCTGTCTGGGAGGGCATTTCCCTGCTCGAGCGGGAGATCGAAATGGTTCGCCCGAACCTCATTATCGCCCTGGGCAATGTTGCAATGTGGGCACTAACCGGTAAGTGGGGAGTCACAACTTGGCGCAGTTCGCTGCTCGAGTGTGACCTACACTTGGCCCTCGACTACAAGCCAAAGGTCATCCCAACATTCAGTCCAACAATGGTGTTCCGTCAGTGGAGTCTTCGTCAGATCATGGTTCACGACTTGCGGCGGTGCAAGGCACAAGGGGAAAAGCGGGAAGTTTCTCCCCCGGATTACAAATTCATAATCCGTCCGAGTTACTCAACCGCGCTTGACTACCTGCACATGTTGATCCGAGTTACCGAGTCCCATCCTACCTCGTTGGGAGTTGACATCGAAACACGCGCAGGGCACACCGCCTGCATCGGCATAGCCTGGTCAACTACCGAGGCCATCTGCTTTCCAATCATGTGCGCCGAGCGAGCAGCTGGCTACTGGTCGGAAGAGGAAGAGGCTAACATTTCCTACTTGCTGTATAAACTCCTAACTCACAAGAATTGCCAAGTCATCGGTCAGAACTTCTCCTACGATGCTCAGTACTTTCTTCGCCACCTCCACTTCCTGCCGAACTTGACGCGGGACACCATGCTCGCCCAGCACGTCTGCTTTTCCAACATGTCGAAGGGGCTGGACTTCCTCAGTTCGATGTATTGTGTCAACCACACTTACTGGAAAGATGAGGGCAAGACATGGGACGCCAAGACCGGGGAGGATCAGCTCTGGGAGTACAACTGCAAGGACGCAGTCATCACACTCGAGGTCGATACAGTCGAGCAACGCAACATCGACCAGATGCAACTCCGGGAAGTTCACGACTTCCAGCAAGCCCTCTTCTGGCCAGTTCTCAGGACCATGGACAAGGGTATTCGGGTTGACGCCACGAAGCGTGGCCAGTTTGCAATGACCTTGATGGATGAGATTGCCAGCCGTGAGCAGTGGATGATCGACGTACTTGGGGAGCCTCTAAACATCAAATCCCCAAAGCAAATGCAGGAGTTATTCTATGGAGCCCTTGCCCAAAAGCCAATCTTCGACAGAAAGACCGGAAGCATTACCACAAACGATGAAGCTCTTGGTCGAATTGCTGATCGGGAGCCTCTGCTACGACCCTTGGTCAAGAAAGTTCAGGAGTTGCGCAGTCTTGGAGTGTTCCTTTCCACTTTCGTCAACGCACCTCTCGACATTGATGGGCGTATGCGCTGCTCATTTAATATCGCAGGGACTGAGACCTATCGTTTCAGCTCTTCCCAGAATGCCTTTGGAAGCGGACTCAACCTTCAAAACATTCCTAAAGGTGGCGGGGGGCCGGACGCTCTTCAACTCCCGAACGTTCGTTCTCTGTTCATACCCGACCCTGGGTGCACCTTTTTCGACATCGACCTCAGTTCTGCTGACCTACGAATCGTCGTTTGGGAGGCCGACGAGCCAGAAATGAAAGCCATGCTGCGTGAAGGCGCAGACCCGTACACTGAAATTGCTAAGGAGTTTTATCATGACCCAACGATCTCGAAAAAGGATCCTCGCCGTCAGACGTTTAAGAGCTTTGCGCATGGAACGAATTATCTGGGCACTGCTAAGGGACTCGCTGAGCGTCTGGGACTTTCAGTTAGTGAAGCCGAGAAGACCCAGAAGTGGTACTTCTCCCGTTTTCCTAAGATTAAAAAGTGGCAGGACGACCTTAAGGATCAAGTGGTCAAACGTCGGATGGTGCAAAACATCTTCGGCTATCGGTGTTACTTCTTCGACCGTATCGAAGGCACTATCTTCAACCAAGCGGCCGCGTGGATTCCGCAGTCTACGGTAGCGTGCTTGATTAACCGGGCTTACGTTGCAATTGACCGGGACTTACCACAGGTTGATATTCTCTTGCAGGTACATGACAGCTTGGCTGGGCAATTTCCAACTCACCTTGGAGACTGGATGACGAAGCAAATTGTCGCGAAGGCGGAGATTGCACTGCCCTATGATGACCCGCTGATTATCCCAGTTGGTGTTGTTACCTCGACCGAAAGTTGGGGAGGATGCAAGTGAGCCGTACCCACAAGGATTGGCTTGCCGGTTTCCTCGACTACACACAGTTCGGGGAGGCTCCCAAGCACATGTATTTCTGGTCAGGGGTAGCGGCTATTGCCGGAGCACTCCGGCGAAAGGTTTGGATTGACCAAGCCTACTTCCGCTGGTACTGCAACATGTATATCTGCCTCGTCGCGCCTCCAGGTATCGTCAGCAAGTCCACTACAGCGGGCATCTCCATGAATCTACTCCGAAAAGTCCCTGGCATCAAGTTCGGTCCCGACGTAGTAACCTGGCCCGCCCTCGTCACCGCCTTCGCTGAGTCGACTGAAGGTTTCGAGTACAACGGCATGATCCATCCGATGTCAGCGATGACCCTCGAGAGCTCCGAGTTCGGGAACCTACTCAACCCGCAGGACAAGGAGATGGTGGACTTGCTCGTCAGTCTCTGGGATGGCAAGCAGGGCACCTTCGAGAAAACCACTAAGCACTCCGGGAAGGATTCCGTTGAGAACCCCTGGATCAACCTAATCGCTTGCACAACTCCAGCGTGGATCGCGGGTAACTTCCCCGAGTACATGGTCGGTGGTGGGTTCACTTCCCGGACGATTTTTGTTTACGCTGACAAGAAGGAACAGTACGTTGCATATCCCGGACTGAAAGTCCCCGTCAACCTTGAGCAGCAAGCGGAAAGCCTCGTCTCTGACCTCACCCACATCAGCATGCTAGCCGGGGAGTACAAACTAACTGCTTCCGCAGTTGAGTGGGGGGAGGCTTGGTACAAGCAGCACTATTCTGTTCGGGCGGCTAACCTCGACCCTGACCGCTTTGGGGGGTACATAGCCCGGAAGCAGACACATATCCATAAACTCGCAATGATACTATCCGCTAGCGAATCCGATTCAATGCTAATCGAACAACATCACCTAGAGGTCGCCCACCAAATGATAACTGACCTCGAGCCGGATATGCAGTTCGTATTCAGCAAGATAGGTCGATCCGATGCCAGCATTCACGCGGAACGGTTAGTCGGGTTCCTCGAAGCCAATGGGGAGGTGCCTTTCCAGGATGCCTACCGTCACGTCCACTCCCACTTTTCCTCCATGAGGGACTTCGAGGATGTGCTATCAGGTCTTGTCCGGGCGGGGTTTGTGGTACTGGCAACGAAAAATGGGATACCAATGCTCAAGCCCGGTATCCCGCTTCCCACTGCCACCAATGGAGTCGGGGTCCGAATCTAGTCCCCGACCTGCCCAGATGTCACAAGTGCGTTCACCCCAGCCGCAGTAGCCGTCGGGCGTAGCTTATTAACTACCCCGGCCGTGGCGGCTTTCTTAGCTCCTTTCGCAACTTCCTTTTCCAGTATTCCGGCAACCTGCTGCGGGTCGAGCATTTCATTTGCAATTTGAATAGCCAGTTTCCTGTCAATCTTCCCCTCCAACCTGCCAAGGATTGCATTGGCGATTGTCACAACACGGCTGAGTGGATTAGGTATCTTTCCACCACCTGTAGCCCCCGAGATTGACTGGCTGGCAACTTCCATTGCATTCGGCCCAGCTTCAGTACCCTTTCTAGCAAGCATTTCCTGTTTAGACATATTCGCTAAGTCTTGCCGAATTGCCTCAACCTTACTGAACTGCGCTGGGGTCAGAACCTCCGTAAGCTTTTCATATCGAGGTGCATTGTCCAGTGAACGTCGGAGCGTACCAGGGGCATCTCTAACAGCTCCTGCAAACGACGCCGCCTTTTGATTTGCAGTCTCATCAAGTGGGGATACAAGTTTATCCTTAAGATATTGCCCAACTTCCATTTGATTAATTGGCTTGCTGTTAGCCGCGTGCGTAGCTCTTGCCAAGTCATACTTTGGGGAAAGTTGTTCGATAGTAGCTAGCAGATCAGTCTTCGTATCCCGCAAAGCTTGCAACTTTGAAGCACTGATTGGCGACCCATTTTTAGCCGCCGAGGATATTTGAGAGTCAAGCCCTTTCTTCAGCCAGTCTAGCCCCTCTAATTGCCCCAGACTGGAAAAGCGGATATTCTTCTCAAGTGCTAGTTCAGTTGCAATCTGCTTAGCATCCTGCATGGAAGGTCGCTCAAGCAGCAGTTTGATTTGCGGCGCCAGAGCCTCAGCCATTGGCTGGTCGATACCCTCTGCAAAGGCATCCCCATAGAGTTTGGCAGAAGTTGCTTTTCGAGTAGCTTTTGCCACGTCCAGTGCACCGGGAGCCCCAGCGACTGAGTCAATCTGAGCAACTCGCGCAGTATTTCTAGCGTCTGCTCGCGCAAGATAGTTAGTCGGGAGAATCTTTTCGGCACTAGCCTGCAGCGCACTGAATTCTGGACGGCCAGCACTAATCGCAGCCTCCCCAGCCGTTGGAAAGCTCCCAGGCACAACCGGCTGACTAGCCCGCAACGCGTTGATAATCTCCGCCGACTTTGGACCAGCCGCTTCCATATAAGCCCGCCCCTTTATAGCAGCTGAATTAGTAAGTGGCTCAACGAGTGCCCGGTAAGCTGATTGACCGAGTTTAGCCGCGGCCGGGCCAACCGCCGGGATGCCACCGCCGAGCGCCCCCCCAGCTACCGCTTGCGAAACCGTATTATCAATCCCCGGTGTGTCCGAGGGTGTAATGGCCCCGGAACCGGCTCCAATGGCGACCCCCTGCCCAACGCGCCCGGCATAGGTAGTAGCCGGTGCCACGCCGCGCAGAGCCGCCGCACCCGTAGCCGCCGACCCCGCAAACCCGGCAATATCCGCCCCGTTATCCCCAAGCGCGACCATCCCGCGTTTCTTTGCAGCCTCGTACTCCCCGATTTTCTCAGCAAGGTACTTACCAAGAACCGGATCACTCCCCATTTTGCCAGCTATCCAATCCCCGACATTAGCCCCAACTTGCAAAGCACCGACGACAGGAGAGGCCACCCCGGCAAGTATGCGAGTGGCAGGCAGACCAGCTAGTATATCTAAGTTAGAGGCCTTTTGAGGTGATGAGGGGGGAGCCTCAGCCGCAGGAGGTATGGCCGGCGTAGGTACACCAGAAGCCTTAGCCTCCAGTTCAGCCATTCGCCGAAGCGCTTGAAGTTCTTCACGTTGATCCATTATTTTTTAAACCTCGCTTTGAGGGTCGCCAATTCAGCAGCTTCCGCAGGAGTTAAGGCGCCTGAGGCTGGGGAAGCTGTCGAGGCTGGGGCAGAAGCAGCTTGCCCTGCACTGCCGCCCCCGCGCTTATAGTCATACGTCATGTCATAAGCTTCCTGTACCCGATCCCGCGACCCTTTCAGTTCGGTGATAACATCATCAAGAGCTCTCTTGAAACTTCCCGCTGACTGTGTAGTATCCAGTGCTCCAAAGGCTTGCCGCAGATACTTACCTTCAACGTCTGAGATATTACCCAAAGCGCCGCCAGTTGGGGAGGCCGCCCGCATTTTAGCCAACTCTGAGAATCCTCCACGAGACAGGATTTTGTCAAGTTTGGCTTTAGCTTCCAGGGAGGTCGGCGTTACGCTAGGGGTTCTGCCATAGACTACACCAGTGATGCCCTCAAGTCCTGGGTGGGCTTTGAGAGCTTCGAGGTCTTTCACAAGTTGATCCTGCGCCGCTAAAGTTTCCTTAACAGCTGCGGTGGCAGCTGGATACTTCGCTTCCCGCTTTTGAGCTTCCTTCGGGGAGAGCCCAGTACCATTAGCAATTTTCGCCTGCTCCTCCGCCAAGGCAATCCGGCGCTCGCCCTGGTCAAGTCTCGCACCTGCCAGTCGTTCACCTTGGGACAGGCGAGCTTCCATCAGTCGGTTCGCTTCGGCTTGCCCTGGGGTCATTGTAACTTGACTAACAGACCCAGGAACAACTGTAGCGGGGCCGCCGAATGGGTTAGTAGCTATAATCTGCTGTGTACTCCCGAGGTTCTGGGGAGTAAGTGTCGGTTTCAATTCCCCTGCGGTAGCCCCAGACCCAGCAAGCATACTGCGCAACTGCTCTGGAGGAAGGCTGAGATACTGTTGAACCTTCGCGTCAGCTTGTTCCGGCGTCATAAGCCCTTGCAGTACCGCATCCTGCCCAAAGGCTCTGATATTTTCAGGTGAAGGATTTAAAGACAAGTCTCGACGAGCTTGATTCTCAAAGTCCCGTATCTTTTTCTGCTGGTCGAGTTGTGCTGTTCTTTGCGTTGTTCGGGCAGTGAGCGCATCCTGCTGTAACTTCCCGAATTCAAAGCCCATCTTGGGGTTAATACGGGTTACCTGAGAAAGGTAATCTGGGGCAGAGGGGTCGAGTTGCCGCAACTGATTCTGCTCCGAGGCCCCCCGAGCATACTCCTGCATTTGCATTCGATGCAGTTCGTTCGCTTGCTGCCCCTGGGTAAGCTGCTGCATTTGAGCGTACTGTGCGAAGGGATTGGGGGGTGCTTTAAACTGCCCGCCTTGGGCGATTAGTGCATTGAGGTCAGCCATATTTACCACCCATTAGATTGAATGAAAGTTCCCATAGGGTCAGACGAAGCATTTGCTGAGGTAAGCCGGGACTGCGTTAACCAATTATTGAAATTACTTTGATTCTGGTAGGCGCTAGCTCCCGCGTTGAGAGCATTCGATAAAGAGTTGGCTGTTCCAAGTTGCCCGGCAGCATTCGCCTGACCAGCTCCGATCAACCCAGCTGCCGCTGCATTCCCTGCGCTCGTCAGGGTATTAGCACCATTTGCCCCATAAGCTCCAGCCGATGACCCTTGATTGCTGGCAGCAGACTGCCCAGACGCCATCAAGTTCCCCAGCGGCTGAAGTTGGTTCGTGCGGTTAATCTGGTAGCGGTTAAAGGCATTGCCATATTCCTGCGACCCCATGTCTTGCCCGTACTGTGTAGCGGCTTTCAGAGCCCCACCAGAGATCAGTCCCCCACGGGCAGCCGCTGCGCGATCTAACCCCTTCAACCCTTCAGACAGCCGAAAGGAATATCCAGGGTCTTGTTGAAAATCCTGCATGCTGAAGTCTTTGGAGTACTTTCCATAACCAGCGGCATTTGCATTTCCTCCTAATCCCATTAACTCCATTAAGCGGTTTTGCCCAGTTAACCCCGCTTGGCGGTAGGGCTCTTGCAGCGCAACTTGCTTATCATACATCTCCTTCTGGAGTGCAAGGGATTCCTTAGCAGATTGCGCTTGTGCGGCCGCCGCATTGTTAGCCGCATCTGCTTGCGTAGAAGCCGCATCCGAGGAAGCTTTTGAGGAGAGTAATCCACCTACAACAGCAGACCCAAGTATCGCCGCACCTGTTCCAATAGCCATGATTAAATCTCCTTCATGAATGTGCGCTCTGTCGGGCTATATCCTGCGCGATGATAAAGCTTTACCATAGACTCCACATGGGAATCTTCTAAAGCTATCATAAAGATAGCATGGGCTTTCTGCATTATAGCCCACTGTTCGATTTGGTCAAACATTTTTGCACCAGCTCCGGTGCCACGCGCTGCTGGAGTAAGCCACCACCAAAGTTCCTGAACAACTCGTGTGGAAGGGCTGAAGTAGATTCCGTACGCCAGTGCCCCCGCAATACCTATCAGTATGCCATCCTGCTCCGCGAGCCACATACCAACTTCCGAGTTCTGCAGTGCTGCCAAGTAGAAGCTAGAGTAACCCGCCTCATCAAATTTAATAGAGGTGCGAACTGGAGAGTTCTCATGAAACAGCCTTGCCTGCACTAGGTATGCGGGTAGATCTTCTGCCGTTGCTAGCCTGACCTGCATTATGTTACTTCTCGACCACTGGCCCGAATATTAATTGACGTTGCCGTTCCTGCAAGTGTGCTGATAAACCCACCAGGCTGCAGAACCTGGCCAACTAACTCTGGAAACGTATACACTTCCCCAGCCTGTAGTGACTTCGTCTTGGTTATAAGATTTTGATCCCCTGCGGTGTCCGCCAGTGTGACCAAATTCACCGAAATCGTTGCAGCTACTGCACTGTAGTTGGTGGCTGTGAACTTGTCAATGATCGCTGTTACCCCACTTGCAACATATTGTGTAGTCTGGGAAGCCTCCGCAATCTTTGCGGGGATGAGGTTTTTTACAGTTACTGTCATAGAAGTTCCTTTAGGTCATTGCTGTTACCAGCCCATTTACCACCGTAATAGAGGCTGGAGAAGTTACGGTGCCGTGAAAACCAGCTGTTGCACAACTAGGCTGTAATTCTAAGGCTTGTATACGCTTGGTGAGTTCCGCTGTGAGGGCTACCTGCCCTAGATAGAGGTTTTGGGTATCCTCCAGACGCTTTAGAATCTCAGCCAATTGCTGCTCATAACCGCCCACGGGGGTATCGAGCTGCTTTTGCAGCTCTGCTATCTGAGCGGCGGGATCGATGCCTAGAGTGCTTAGCTGCTTTTCAAGTTCAGCCAATTGAGATTCTTGAGCCGCACTCGAGGTTGGGGCAACTAGCAGATCAGCAAGCGTTGTATCCACCTGCCCCCCGCCGACAAGTGTGAATAGATTCAGCAGAAATCGGTACCACTCGCGCGAGATCAGCCCCGTACGCTCTTCTATAAACGGAACGCGAGGTGCTGGGATATTGGTAATATTAGGCATTTGTGGGGGACAGCATTATAGTAGCACCGAGCAGGGTAAGCTTCACAGGGTCGGTACCTGATACTTCGTAAACACGATCCCGCAGTTTTGTGGTCATGCCAAGCCTACGCCAGATTACACGACGCCCATATTCTCCAATTCTGCCAAGTGATGCCCAATGCTCATTTGACCAGGTATGCCCACCGTCGTCCGACCAGCGAAGCATAACTTGCGGGTCATCCCCCTGGCCAAGTACTAGCCCAACCCCCGCCTCCACATCCAATTGCAAAGTATGCTGAGCTGTACGCTTCAGGTTGTTCTGCCCAGTTGGGAGTGCTCGCCAAGATCGTAACCACTTCTGAACTGTACCATTATCAGCATAGACAGCTAAGTCGAAGGCATAGATGTTACCATTCTCAAAGTCGCCAACGAGGGTAGTACCTGATAAATTGCATTGGCAGTTTGACCTGTGTCGGGTTAACAGCCCATCAGTAAACCCTGCCCGTTCGTGCCAGACACCTGACGCTACATCGAACACCCAAGTGGCATCGGCAGTCGGGAAGGTCAACACGTAGAACGCGTGACCTTCTTGCTGGTAAGTATAGGCCACCGCGTCGGAGATGGTGGAGTATTGCTGGATTGCGTACTCGAGTGCATGGGTAGAGACACGAATCCCAGTATAGCCGTTGTTCTTGTAGACAATACCAGAGCCGCGAGTGTCGGAACCTAGCCAGAATAACATGTTATCTAACTTAGCGACGGAGTAGGCCGCAGCTAAGCCAATTTCATTAAAGGCCCCCTGGATTCGTGTGAAAGGGAAACTGGCAAGCGCAGCGTCATACCAGACCTCGATTGTTGAGGTGCCGAATACCCAGAGTTCCCGGTGGTCGACAGCTACCGCAACTGCATTATCTGGGGAACCTTCAGCGTTCGCAAAGTCGAGCGGGTCGACAGAGAGGCCATCGAGCAGGCTTGTAACCCACAGACGCTGACTATTGGGCTCATTGAACACAAAGTAGCCGTCGAGGTACTGCACCGTAGCGGCTCCTGTATAATCGGGATCAGTAATCTGGGCAAAGACCGCTGTTGCAGTGTTGTAAATGTAGCCGGGGCCGCCACAGGCAATGAATAACTGTGTACCATTGTCGGCAATAGATACTGGGCCAGTACCTGACACGTCACCCAATTTAGTGCTTACCCCAGCTGTGTAGCTGTACAGCTCAGTACCGGAGACAACGTAGGCTGTGTTATTCCCCGGCCCTGTCCGCGCCCACAGTCCACGAATCGGGCCTGAACCGACAGTAGCTATAAGCCGCAACCCAGGTGCGCGATTCAAGAACCCCGGCTCCTTCCCACCTTCTGGAACTGCCTCGGGGAATAAGTTTACACAGCGATTTGCTGCCGCATTAACACTGCGGGCAACATAACTGGCGCCAAGGAATGGGGTTTTCATCAGTAATTCCCGGCATACACATTGAAGCGTTGACGAGTAGCTACAAGTGAGTATGGCATAGACATCACGTCATCAGGGCTGTTAATGCGCTTGAGGTTCCGCTTACTGGCCATTGCGATGCGCTTAACTTGAGGGGAGGGCTCAACACCAAACTCCGCGGCAAGTTCGCAAGCGAGGTTATACTTAAATGCACGCAGGTAGCCAGGAGGGAAACTTAAGGTAGTCGCTATATCAGCAGGTTGCGACAGTTCCTGTACAGACACGAAGTGCCATTCAAGATCACGAGTTGGTACTGGGTAGATAGTCAACTTCACATCTGGGTATTCTTGGTTAACCCAAAGCACCTGCGGGTAGGTACTCGTCACCGTCTTCACTGCGATGCCAGAGTACTGCTGCTGGTTGATCTGCTTGATCCCGAAGGACACATTCGTACCAGGATCGCGGTAGTAGGTAGCATCATCCAGCAGGACTGGCCGCAAGCCAACGAAGGTTCCAGTCGGGCCAAGTGTCTGGGAGATGCTTCCTGCAGGCCAGGTAAACACCTGATCTTGAGTATTGAATACCGAAAGCCGCTCAGTACTCCAGGAATCAATCATCTGATTTAAAGCTGCCAGCGAATCCTGCATGGTATCGGCGGAAGTAGCTTCCCCTTCCGCAAGCATACCGATAAGACGAAGGGCCGCGGTGATCTGATCGTTGGCAGTTGTTGTCATTACGATGCCCTTTTAGCTAGTAAATCCCCACGGATTATGGATTATTAATCCGTGGGGGAAACAGTTACTTACGTAACCAGTCCAAGCGCCCGCAACTTGGCTTCTGCCTCCGCCATACGCACCTGCAAGTTTTGGATAACATACAGGAGAGTAATGGCTTCGGCGGCTGTAGCCAGACCGTAGGGGAGGGTCGTGGTCAGCGCGGACAACGCGTAGTCGGGCGTACCCGCAGCGTCAGCGATTGTGACTGTAGTCAACTGTGCGGTCAGGGCGGCAGGTTTGGTAACTGGGGTAGTTCCAAAGAATCCCGCAGTTCCTCCAGCCTTCCCCATAACCGCCCCATCCAGTTGGGGATCTTCGTAGGCAACACCTACTGGTTTCGTGTTGGGCATGGTAACTCCTTAGGCCAGGCGGTACAGAGTCCAGGCCGCTGCCCCGGTCTTGCGAGCGCGGAAGCGGCCTGTCGTGCCTGCGGTAGCCCCAACAGTAGCCAAGCCGACCAGAGTCCAGCCAGTCCCCACTGCCATCGTAATGATACCAGAGCCGGAGCCGTCAACGTTGGTGACCGAGAAGTCAAAAGAGCTGTTCGTCTTGGCATTCACCAAGAGGGCCTCAGTCAGCGCAACGGTAGGAAGGGTGTAAGTGGCAGCAGACGAGCCGGGGGAGCCCAGTACAATGCCTGTCACCAACTGCGCAATGGTCAGCGTCGCGGTAGATGTTGCGGTCGCTGGAGTGTTTTGGGTGCCGAGAACAACTTCATCGATGTTACCGTCACCAAGTTGCCGACCGCCACCAATAGAGGGAAGAGCCATGATTTATTCCTTGAAAGTAAATGAACAAAAGGAAGGGCCGAAGCCCTCCATTTAACCCCACATGCGCACCGCCATCTGCGGGCGGATGGCCGCGTAGCCGTACAGCACGTCGATACGACAGGGCATACGATCGTTGTTGATGTCGTACTGGCGGACAATGCGCAAACTGATACCGTTATGCACTTGGCGGGAAGCCATATCGACACCTTGGGGAAGCAGCAAGTCAGCGGTGGCAAAGGTAATAGCATCCTTATGGTAGATTAAGTTTTGCGCGTAGGCAGTGGAGGCGGTACCCATAAAGGTTACAACAGCATTGGCTTGTGGGAATGCGTCAACAGTGGCCAGGGCATGGGTAGCATCATAGATTGGCGCGACAGTCACTGTCCAGTCACCCGCCACGGCAGTCGCATCGGCCAGGGCTACGAACTGATACAAGGAACCGGTCGTTTCGCGAGTCTGTGGATTTACCGCGTAGACGGCGGCAACGGTGAACACGTCGCCTTGCTTGATGACGGTCGTTACGGAACCTTGCGTCAGCACGATGCTAGCCGCGCCTTGGCTGGAAATCGTAGTCTTCACCGTGGTAGCCGCGGAGGCACTGCGAGAACCCGTGGTATGCTGCTTGATCGACTGAGACATGTTAATCTCATCGAAACCGAGTACGCCAGTCCCCATCATACCACTGCGAAACTGTTTGCTGATGGTGTCGGTCGGGTTGAACAAGCCCTTCATGCCCTCAACCAGTCCAGCATTAGCAGCAGGATTGACAGTGGCGTAGCGGGGAGACATTACAGCGGCGGCCTCATTCAGCTTTTGCTGGGCCTGCAGCAGCACCAGAGAAGTTGATGGAGTCGTACCAGGAGTACCAACGGAAGAGCCGATATACTTATAGGCGTTCGCCACGTCTGCATCAATGCTGGAGGCCAACTGGCTGATACGAGGCTTGAGCACACGTTCAGCAAAGTCATCCAACTGCATAGTCAGCTCGGCGGAAGTGAAGTTCACGCCGATGTGCTTCTGGCTGGAGACGGACAAGGTCGTGTATTGCTCATTGTCGTCCTGCACTTGCAGGGCGGCGCCATCAGTCACCAACGCTCGGTCGGGCAAGCGAATGCGCAGGGTGGAGCCGATCTTGGCGCCTTGAACCGCGAAGGAGTCATCATACTGACGATTCACGTTGCGGGTAAGTACAAGGTTGTTCTCGAGAATTTCGAGAGCCTTACGGGTGATCATGTCGATCGTAAGAATGGAGTTTGGCATAGCTTCCTCAAAAAGTAATTAACGAACACGTTGCGCTTCAAGTTTCTTCATCTGCCGTGCCCGATCAGCCGCGATCCAATCTGATGTACTCATAGTCTTAATAGACCTGGGATCGGTTGTATCAAAAGCTGGTGCACCTGAGTTCCTTGCAGTAACAGGGGCAAATGGTACCGGCGCACTTGAAACTTTCTTCATCGGCGGGGCATCGGTCAACTTGACCTCAATCCGCCCAATTTCCTTTGCTTGTAAGAATGGCGACAGTTTAGAAATGCGTGCGGCTTCTTTTGGGTTTGATCCCAGGTAGTAAGCCACCTCAGGACCAACGTCAGAACTTTGAATTGTCTCTGCCATCACGGAAGTGATTGGAAGTTTTGGGTTGTAGGCGACTTGTTCAAAGTCCTCGTACTTCCCGCGAGCTTCTTCTTCCCGTTCGTGGTAGCTCTCAACTAACTCACTCTGCTGCCGTTGCTTCTCCCGTTGTTCTGCGATTGCCAGTGCTCGGGCTTCGGCGTAAGCCTCTACCGATTCAAACTGCTCAACTGGCGGAACATTAACTGGCGGAGCGCTTGGCACCTGCGCACTACGTTCCCATTTTCGCTGTTCTCTTGCAAGCCGCTTACCTATCGCAGCATCCAACTCTTCTTGTGTGAAGGTCTTGGGGGCTTCGACTGGGGTCGCTTCCGGCGGTTCTGACTCGACTGCAGGCGAGGCCGTCTCACTCTGCGAGGGCACGGGTAGTAATTCCGTTATTACTTCCTGACTAACTTCACTTTCGGAGGGCATTTCTGAATCCTTAGATTCCCTGATGGATCGCATCAGTACGATGGGGGTATTCTAGGAAGTAGGTATTTATGTGTCAAGCACTGCAGTGGGGCAGTTACTTAGCGGCAACTCCATTAACTTTTTCAAAACTACGTAAGGTGCCAAGCCCCAGCATACCAAGGAGGATCGGCATCATCTCGGAAATGTCAGCGGACTGGATGGCAACATCAATGCCAGCTAACGTAAGTCCTAATTTTGCCACTGGCAGCCCCACCCAATTCCACGCGCAAGCCGCCCCGCAAATCCACCCGATAGCTGGACGCCAGCCTGATACAAAAATCGAAGAGTTACCAGCTTCGACTTTATTGATGTCAATCTGGCCCTGCACTACCATGACAGCCGCTGCAAGCTGCTGCTTTTCGGCTTCGCTCTTATCGGGCCAAATCTTACTAATGACAGTGTTAGCAAGGTCAGATACAGCACCCAATCCAGTAATGTCACTCATACGTAAGCCCTTGTACCGTCGTGGTCAATCACCAGAGACTGCTGGCGCGGCTTGTCGGCCCAACTTACGTGCACCCACCCGCCGCCATTTCCTGCGAACTCAAGCAGGAGCTGGTCATAGCGGATCGTTGTACGCTGCTTGTAAATGGCCTCCATCAGCTTCTGGGCAGAGCCAAAACCAGGCGCGGTAATATCAGCGGCTTGCCCCGTGATGTGCTGGCTTGTTGGCTTGCTACCCACTACTGCATTCACTTTCGGGCTTCGGTACCCACTGCTAATCACCACGGGGCACTGCACCAGGGCGCGGATCATTTCCAGCCCATGTGCTGTTTTGGTGAGGTTGATGACTACCGACTCTGGTGGCGTGTTGTCGATCCCCAGACGGTCAGCGATTTGGCTGGCGGTTAGTTCCGCCAATGTGAAGTGATCAGTAAGGTTCATGGTTTGTCAATCTTATTATTTAGAGCATGTTTAATCTCAGAAAGGCTATCCAGCACCGGCTGCATTGCATCTTTGAGGTTTTCACGCAGCCTGTCATAGCGAACGTAATCTCGGTTGATCTGCACCTCAAGGGTAGATAAGTCCTTGCGCAGGGATTGCGTTGCGCCATACAGCTCTCTCGCAAACCACCCAAGCACAGTGCATACAAGACTCAAAATCGCCATAATTATTTGCTCAATAGTCATGCCGCCTCCAGAAGTTTTAACGCTTCGTCTTTAGTTACACTCAGATTGTAGTCCGTGGCAATTTTCTGGGCGAAGAGGGCATTGCGGTTGGTTGGGTAGTACCTCGCCTGCTCTCTGTACGCTTGCACTTCGCACCACAGTCGGTACTTGCTAATACTCACATATAGCAGTGGATGCATACCGCACCCAGATATTACCACATATGACCAGTAGCTACTGCCAGTGCTATACAGCACCAATGCGTATAGGGCACCGATGATCACCCAAAAATACCACTGCTTGACGTGTAATTCCTCATGGGCGTGCAGCCCCTTATCACCAACATACTCTGGCCGAATTCGGATTACTGGACCATTGGCGCAACCTGCCGCGCCAACGGGTAAATTTGATGTGTAAATAGTGAACATCAT